TTGTGCTAAATCTCTTGAATTGTTTACAGTTTCTACATTCATAGACCTACAGTATCACTTACCACTATAGCTGATCTGTTAAGAATTACCCAATAGTCAAGATTCCAGTGAACCAATTTGTCACCTACTTCATCAACTAAAGGCAAAGGTACTTGGTATCCATCAATCCCAAGAATAGTGCAAGCTTCACCAACAGTATTAACTTTATAGCCTGTCAGCTTAGTTGCCTTTGCAATCGTTTCATTTTCCCATTCTTTAAAAGTTGTTCTGTACCAGTCAGAGTCAGGGAAAGCGTGTGCGCCTTTTAAACTTTTTGTGCTTGCGCCTTTTTCCCAAGTTTTTAAATTAGCACCTTTTTTAAATCCAAAAGCTGTAATTCTTTTTTTCTTTTCTGCTGCTGTAACGGTTGAACCATAACTGGCTGTATAATTTTCAGCTAGATCAAAAGCATTTTGATTGCCTTGTTTAACCATAGCTTTTGTTCCATGTATATTTCTTGATGCTGCATAAGAGCCATTACCATAGATGCCATTACCTACATAATAATGATCACCAGTTTTTCCAATACCTTTAAATTCATCAGACCACTTATCGTTTGAAACACCTCGATAAACTAAAAGATTTTCACCATCAGCACCCTTTACTAAATCTGTTCTATCTTTCAAAGCTTTAACATTTTTAACCCTATCTGGTCTTTTGTTAAATCCTTGTTTCCAAAATAGATAATCATTGTACATAGGTGAGTTTTTATCTATTGCTCTTTCTATACTTAGGCCTTTTTCAAGTCTCTCAATCTTTGCATCTATTGGCCCTGTAGAAGGATTTTTAATGCCCCTTGATATTTGTATCTTTCTTTCATGTTCTCTAAACTTTTTAAGGTCAGCCAACAACTCTTTTTCAGTAAGCCTTTTAAGTGGTTTCGATTTAACAAAGTCAGATACTACAGCTGTTCCTACAATTGCTCTTGGTTTTGGTTTAGGCTTTGGTTTGATATTTGTAGGCTTACCATAGATCCTTTGTAAATCTTTCAGACTTCTTTCACTATCATCATCACGAACAAGTTTCTTTATTGCCTTTTGTCCAGAACCTTCCTTTTTGGCAAGACGCTTAAAATAATTTACTTTCTTTTCGTTACCTAAAGTCTTGACCTGTAATTTTTTATCTTGCTGTAATAACCACTCGCCATAAGTTGTATCTTGTGGGACTCTACCTGTTGCACTTGGTCTGGTGACAGCCTTGCCTACTGGCGGCTTTTCAAGAGTAGGATATTGCTTTTGCAACTTGTCAAAGTCAACAACAGGAACAGTAGTGGATCTACAATTAAAATGCTGTGGTGGTGTAGGGCCTCTGTTATATGCAAACGTCTTACCATCAAGATCTCTACAAACTGCACTTGTTCTGCTATCAAGTGTTGCAACATATTGATATTCTGGTGCAACCTTACTGTTAGCTGCATAAACAGCCTGTGATGCCTGATTCTGTACTTGATTAACAGATGTTCTGACAATAGTTCTTATCTGATGATTAGCAAGCTTGGTCAGTTCACCTCCAGCCAAAGCTTTTTGTCTTGAAGATAATGCTCTTTGTCCAAACTCCAATTTACCTACCATTCGTCTTGCTATCTCTGCTGTTGACTCTCCACTAAATACACCTTGCCTTATGTGTCTAGCTAAAGAGTCTTGCTGACGTTCTGCTATTCCTCTAAATGCTTTTTCAACTGTTACTCCATTTGGTAAAGTCTGCATTGCTCCTTGTCTTGCAGTAAGTTCAAACTTTCCTTGCCCAAACTTTTTAAAATCATCTTCTGTAAATTCTTTACTGGTAAAAATATTTGTTTTAGTGGGATCTGTTTTTACGAAAGACTCTGCATACTTTGGACTTATAGCGACTGAATTTATAGGAATATTTCCTGATTTAACTACTTTTTTAAGTTCATTTTCTATAAAACCTGCCTGTACATCAGCTAAACCTTCTATCTCTCTTATCATCTGCTTTGTTGATGTCTTTGACCATGTATTCAAACTTGCTTTTGACTGTGCAATGATAGCTCTTAGTCTTTTTCTTGTTTGTGGTGCGACAACAACCCCTGCCCCAGCTTGGGCTTGTTTTATATTTAATTGCTTTAATTTTTTAGCTGCGACAAGAATAATATCGTTATATGTTGTCTGAAATTCTGTAGATACAGCATTACTATATCTATTTAGATCAATAGTCTCCCTAAAAAATACCTCTGGAATACTCATTTATCATTCTTCCTCTTGTTCCTCCTCTGGCTCTGGGTCAGGTTCTTCTGGTGGCTCAACTTCTGTCAAACCCCCCTGCTGTGTGCCTTCAATCTCTTCCTCTACGTCAAAGTCATCACCAAGAACTTCACCAGCAGATAATTGATTCAACAATGTTTCCTGTGTAATAGTTCCAGCAGTAAACAATGTAAGTAAACTTGTAATCTCTTGTGGTTCTAGTCTTGCACTTACAAAGTCTCTATTAACAAAACTACTGCCAGCATTAGGTTCATTAAGATATTCGCTATGAAACTTGAGACAGTTATCAATTAAGTCTTGCATCTGCTGTGCAATAACCATCATTGTGCTGTCATTCTGAGAACGGTCTATTCGCTTGGCCTCTGCTGACTCACCTACTAATTTTTGACCCAGCACCGCCGCTAGTGAAAGTGTATTGATCTGCTCTGCAATATCTTTCAATCTTGTGAACTGGCTATCATAGCTATCTCCTGATGGGCTGATATATTCCATGCGTGACTCAGGTGGCAATGATAATGCCTCATTAGGGCCTGTTGTTATCTCATCTGCATTTGGATAGCCAAAAACAGCAAGCATAGGAACAGAACTGATGTGCAAGATATTATCCAAGTCAGACTGTATCTGGTAATGCTTGAGGTTTAGTTCTGCAATGTCATACAAAGGACTGCGGCTTTCGTAATAACCAACTCTATTAGAGTAAGCAACAGCAAAGGGAATCTTATCCTTAAGGCTCATTTCACCTTCATCAAATAATTTATATTCACCCTTCTTTTCATCTTTTCTATGAATCTCATATCTACCACGTTCAAGAACTCTAATTTGTTTAATAACCTTGTCACCATACTTTCCATCTGGTTCAACAACCTGTTCCATTAAACGCAACTGTGTGAGTTCCCTTGTCCCATCTATGATCTCAGACCGCCAGCCTAAAATATCTTTTGGTGTATATGTCACCCAGTATGGTCTAGTCTTATCTCCTTCTTTTGGTGCATCAACTAATACTCCAACATGACCAAAACTAATTGCCAGTCTTGCTGTGTTATATAACCAAACATTGAGATCATTACCTTCAAGGTCAACATCAAACAACTGTTCTCTTACTAAGTCAGATACATCATCTAGTCTTACTGGCTTCCTGACCAACATACCTGAGAGCATCTTCTCAATACGCTGCAAATATGGCACAACTGTTGATCTACTTAGCCTTACGTCATAGCTATCATCTGTTTCTCTTGCCTCTTGTGGCAAATACTTTCTATGCTCACTCCTAATCTTATATGTTCCTTCCTTCAAATCTGTAATCAAATCCCAAAACTGACTCATTCTTTGATAAGCAGCATTAGGGCTGGCAACTGTAGTAGCAGCTTGTGTTATGGGCTGATTGTAAATATTTAGTGAGCTATACACAGTTTTGCCTCAATAGTACCATGTTCTTAATATATTCTAATCCCTGTAGGTTTGCCCGACCTTGCAAATAATGGATTGAACTCTCTCCATATAAGATAACCTAAAGCATCAGCCATATGATCATAGCCTGACTCTTTATCTGGTTCTCCTTTTTCTGTGTATGACTGAAGTTCCATTGATTCAATTAGCTTTCTGCAACTGGCATGGATTTGTAAACGGCTTTCCCCTTTGCCGTTACATAGTAAAGCCTGTACGGAAGAAATCCTGTCTCTGACTGGCGGGTTGCTGCGTGGGCTTTGATTGCTGAAGCCGTATCCTTCAAGAATCTGAATGTCCGTCTGACTTGCATTAGTACTTCTGTTGCCTCCACTTGCATCTGGGTATATGTAAATCTTATTCATAGGGTATCTGGCTTTGATCTCTTGAGCAATGCTATCTGTATCGTGAGCCTTAGAAATCTCATCAAATATTAACAATTTTTGATTTTGTACAATGCCAATCACTGCGTTCATGTTGCCTATGTTGAAATCCATGCCCACTCTCAATGGTTCTAATCCAATATCAGGTTTGACAGTAGTGACATTGTTTTCTCTGGTAAAGCGATCATAGACTTGGCCTGTGGTAAGGTTAACAAACTCTCCATTGAGATATGCCTGTAACATTGATGGGTCATAGTTAGCTTGCATACGTTCAATAAAGTCATCAGGCAAATATGGATTATCTTGAGTCCTCATCTTGATTAACTGCCTATCACTTCTTTCTTTAGCTTGATCCGTACCAAATGTGTTATATAACCACCTAAATCCCTCTGGTGTACTAGCTGCGGCAAACTGGCGAACATTACCAGCCCTTAACCTACCAAGTATTTTTGGGAAGGCTTTATCACAAATAGCTGGGGAAACTGTGTCGATTTCATCTACCAGAACGTGCGAAAGATTCAAACCAATAATTCTGGTGTAGTTTTCAAATGACCTACAAAGAAGCTTCGAGTCTCCCTCTTGAAAATGCAAAGTATAATCTGGAAGCGGTGAAGCTCTGAATGTGTAAGGTATTTCATAGTGTTCAAGGAACTGTTCAAAGTCTGTCTGCCATATGTCCCTTATCAAAACATTAGTTGGTTCAAGGATTGCACCAATAAACCCTATGTTCTGGGCTGCAAGCTTAACTGCCATACTACACAAGGCTCTTGTCTTACCAGCACCATATCCAGCAGAAAGGCCAACTATCTCAGTCTGATTATCAAAGAACTGTTGCTGTGCTTGATGTAAATCAGCCCTAATCTTATCTAATAGCTCTCCAGTATCAATGTCAGTGTAATGACTACCTATGTGATCTAATACAGATCCCTCTCTGTTCAGTATGCTCAAGACATCACCTGACCAACTTTTGCCATTGAGTTTATACAACCTAAAGCAACTGTAAGCTGCCCTGACTTTCTAGCCTCTTTTGCTAATGATGCGTATTGAGCAAGAACTTCAGCAGTAAATTGTCTCCTATCAATATCAAAATCTTGCTTAAGAATCTCTCTGGCATCTGATATGTAGCTATCAACAGTCCTTTGTGTAACACCCCACTCAGTTGTGGCAAATTGCAGTATATCTGATCTAACAGTACCAACAGACATAAGTTTAGCCACTTTGTTCACTCTGAACTCATGCTCATTTTTGCTAGTTCTGCCGTTAGCCACTATGGTTTATG